TTATATCTTCGTATTGTCCACCACCACTATGAGCATTGTAAGTTACTGTTTCATTTGTACTATCTGAATAATTATACTGAACAGGATAGTTGCTATTTACACCTGCTGTTCTAAAACCTATTTCTGTAATATTTATTCCAGTTGGAAAAGTAAATGTATATGATCTTTGATTTGGTTCGTTATGGTTATTATCTTTCATACTAAAAAAGTATGTTCCTGCTACACCACAACAGTTTTGATCATTTCTAATAGCCATATGATCATCATTTGTTGCTACAGTACCTGTATTATCTACTGTAAGATTAGTAACTTGAGCACCATCAGTGCCATCAAAAGTTTCTGTAACTGTAACTTCTGCAGCACTTGCTGGTGATATTGGATATATTGGTACAGCAAGAAGCACCACTATTATTAAACGAGCTAGAGTATTGAATTTATGAAGCATCAGTCAGGCTCAATCATTATACATTCGCCTGGACACTCTTCGGCTGATTCAATAACCTCCTCTTCTTTACCTTTAGGAACAGTTGCTAAACCTTTAGCTCCTTCAGGGTTATCATGAGATGCAGAATAAATCTTATCCCCATCTTTTACATAATATAATCCATCATCTAAACCAATGAAAACATCTGGGCATATCTCTTCACAAAGACCATCACCAGTACATAGATCTTGATCGATCCAAACTTTCATTAGTTTTACCTCTTTCCACCGTAATACTCTTTACCCAAATTTTCATCAAGCATCATCTGTATAACTGATTTTTTTTCTTCTAAAGTAAATAGCTCTCCTAATACACGACCATATTTTCCAACTCCATGTGATTTTAAAATAAATGTGTATTTCTCTTCTTCGCATAAATTTATTAACCAATCTTTAGCTATCAAGCCTCTTACTTTTTCTTCTTTATTTCTAGTTCTTGTTTCAGGCGCGTTGAAACCTAAGAATCTAATTCTTTTTCTTACATAAGTTTTATAACCTAAATCGATAATTCCATCGACTGTATCTCCATCTAAAACTCTTGTAACTTGTATTTTGTATTCGTACATAAAAACTCCATAGACAAAGGGGGCTATAAAGCCCCCCAGTCAATAAGCGCACCTAATTTCGCTTTTACGAAATTAAATTAACCCTTTGGAACATTAGACATGAACTTAAATGGTGCTTCTTCCATAGCATTTTGTAATGCTGAAAAGAATGCAGCTCCTGCTGCAATTAATGCACCTTCAAGTACAGACATTTCCATCCACCCAGATTGGGTAGCTACAATTACGCCTATACCTGCTTGTAGTCCAGTTCTAGCTGCTCTGATCAAAGAGACCTTAAAAGCATCTGATAATACCATCATACTCCTGACTTATGTTTCTTTTGCAAAAGAAGTATCCCAAGTTATCTTACCTAAGATACCATCTTCTTTTAATCCGAACTCTTTTTGGAGTTCAAGAACTTTATTTTTTGATCCGTTTCCAAACCAACCATCCGCTGTTAAACCAACAACTTTTTGCCACTCTTTCAAATCTTCAGATTTTATCATTGGACTTTGTAATTTAAAAACAGTTCCAGGCCACTCAGGATAATCTTTACTAAAATCATAAACTGTAGTTTCTTGTTGACGAGAATCTAAACCTTCTACAGGACTTATACTAATAACTGGTTCATTTCCAGACACAGCTATATATTCATTGTCTCCTGTATCATCAAAATCTACATATTTAACAAAAACTTCTTCACCAGATAATATTGCGTCTCTCACAATCGGATAGACTTTTTTGTACGAATTTACACTTGATCCGACAAATCCGTCAGCTTGTACTAAATTACTTGTTTGAGAGTCACCTAAAATTAAACAGCCACTCGTGCTTTCATCTGTATTCCCTGTATGCCATAAAATAAATTCGAAATCAGGTACATTGTTAACATAGATCATGCCTTTATGCCAATCGGCACCATATTTAGCAGTATATCTGGAATGAAAACCACCTTCACTACGAAGAGTTAGTTGATAAATACCAGAGGGTATTCTTGTTTCGTGCATAACTTTTGTTGCACGATATTCGTCTTCAACAGTGTAACAAAGGAATTTTCGCTTATTATCTGTAATATCAAACAATATACCGCTTGTTGAATCGGCTTGTGAACTAATCCTGAGAACTTCTAATATCATCTTCTACCTTATTTTACTAACTTAAATTTAATTATTGGTATTTAACATGTGTATGGAAAAAATTTTAAATTATCCCAAAAATACATTTTATCTTCAGAAGATACAGTAAACGCTACTTGTGCTGGTGGAGACCAATCACCAGATATATCTTTAAACCATTCAGATCCACCATCTACAGATGGAGCTTGCATAAACCATCTACCACGATTTGATATACAAAAGTAGTGATGAAAATGACCAGACAATATAAGATCAGCATCTCCTATAGGTTCTCTTCCCATACATTGTCCTGCAAACCATTTAATACCTTTATCAAAAGCGTATCTACCAGTTTTTACTGAAACTCCTGATCTAAATTGATGACCGTGTACCATTCCAACTATTTTGCCTGACACTTCTACAGTTGCAGATAATTCATGTTCTGGTATTTGAAACTTTACATGTTTAAAAGCTTTTTGATTTTGTAAAAGTATCTCCTGGACTTGTTCAACTATTGCAACATCGTGATTATCAGCAAAGTCTGTATAAGTTTTACCATTGTTTCTATTTTCACCATGATTACCATGGATTGCAGAAACTACTACATTATCAAACAATGGTGCCCACTCTGTAATAGCTTTTACCATAATTCTACGAGCTACTTTGACCTGATCTCTTAAATTTAATTGAACTCCAAAAGTTTGTGTGTCGTAATGGCCACTACAATTTTCGATAATATCACCTAAAGATATTATGTGTAAATTTTTAAGTTTCTTGCCACCTTTTCTTAATTTAAGTACATAATCTTTAAAGTCAGGGATCATCTGGTTGAGGCGTTCTACAATTGCAGTAGTACCGTCCCCATCAGGTTTCCCTAACTGCCAATCTGACCAAGCGATAATTACACTATCGTTTTTATCAACTTTTGGTAATTTTGGCTTTTTAGCTTTCTTTACTTCTGATACTAATTTGTCATAATCTGGATCGTTAGGATTTCTAGGTTTCTTAGAAACTATTTTAGCTTTGTAATAAAAAAGTCGTGTCCCACCATCGACCATGCTATCCCAGCTTCTAACTTCTACAGGTTCTATAACATCATATAAAGTTGGATCTAACTCAAGTTCTTTCAGAACATGTGTAAAATCTGTTATATTCCCATCTGTTTGTGGCTTAGATGTTATTTCACCTTCATTACCTTTTAACTTATAACCTGGATCATAACCTTTTAAAGTATCGTTATTTTTTCTTTTTGCATTTCCAAGATCACTATTGTTTTTGTTATAGTCTTCAAGACTTGACATAGCGATCCATAGTGTTTTTTAGTTGTACTCTTATAGTATCTAACATTAATGGGCATCCTTTTTCTTCTATCAACCACTTTGCAGCGGTTCTTGCTGGTATCCCATCATTAACACCTTTACAAGCTTCTATCCACGCAGCCCTGTTGGATTCGTTTAACTCTCTCCAAGCAACAGGTCCACTCTTGTTACTTGAAGAGGCAAAACTTTCTAAAGAAGACATTACTCTTCTTCGATTGTAGGTGTTGCCCCATTCATCTGCCCTAAGATTTCTTGCAATGCTTTACTCTGAACTTTTAGTTCTGAGTTTCTAAGCTCTAAATTTGCAATTTTTTCTGCAGTATCAGCCAACATTGCACGCAAAGTTTTGTTTTCTGCTAGTGCTTTGTTTGCAAATTCGACTGCTTGCTCAGGGGTTAGTTCTTGATTTTCCATAATTACCTTTCAATAATTGTATCAATTACTTATGCACCATTATAAACATAGATCTATGCAGATTTGCGTTAATATAAAAAAAAATTAGAAGGCAGGTTGTGTGGTGGGACCTGCCTTCTGTCCATAATGGTGGTTATGGAAATTAATCTAAAGGCTGATTAGCTGTAGCTTCAATAACATCTTGAGCTACTTCTTTCATTTTAGCACGAATACCTGTAGCTGATATCTTTTGTATTTTTTCTGGCAATACAATTTCTTCTATTGCATAACCTACACCACGACCATAACTTATGTTGGTAATGTTAGGCACTAGCTGTACTACAAACTTACCTTCATATTCTGGAAGTAATGCTTCTTCAATCTTTTCTTTTACGAAGTCAAAGTCAAATGGATTACTATCGTCAGTGCCACCAGTATCTCTGACCATAATACATACTTGACCTGTTTTTTTAAGAGCTTCTTTAAATAGAGCTAAGTGACCATCGTGAAATGGTTGCCATCTACCAAGCATTTGTACTGTAGGTTTTTTAGGGTCAAACATTATTCTTCCTCAT